GTTATAGCACCCGTGGTGGTCAAAGCTCCCGCAGTAGTTTCCGCAGTCCCAACCCCAAGTCCACCTGTCGGAATCTTGACGTTCTGGTTGGTATCTACAGTTAAGCCTAATGTGCCATTACCACCAGAGATCAGATTTAGTGAGTCATCTACATGATTATAATATATTCCCCCAGCGAGAGTCGCCCCTTTATCGGCAAAGTATAAAGCACCTTCTTCATCGTCCTTTGAGAGAACCGTAATTCCCGCATTGCCACTATTGGCTACTACCAGATCATCTGCCGCTCCGTTGACTGAAATGGTGGGGGTAAAGGCCACACCAGAAGTGCCATTAGTGGTCAGGGTATCTTCTACAATAGTTAGGCTTGTTATATCAGTAACCCCAGCCCCGCTATTGCGTAAATATATCCCTGTGCTAATAGCAACAAATGTATGTGTTCCAAATGTTCCAATTAAATTAGACCCTGCTCCAGTAGAGTTAGTAAAATTAAAGGCAGAAGCAGTAGTTGATCCAGCAATAGTAACTTTATAGGTTTTCCCTACCGTTAAGGCATTAGAATAAACAGCCCCCGAAATACTTGTAGTGGTAAAACTATTAGCGTCATCAATGCTTCCGCTTCCAATAGTCCACCCGCTTGTTAAATCCCATCCACTTACCACATCACTCCCATACCTCGCCGTGGAAACGTGCAGCGTTCCGCTGGGTGATCCTGCGTCTGCTCCTATGCCGACTTTCTTGTTTTCCAGATCGAAGGTTACTGAATCGCTGTCCGTTGACCATCGGTTTGCAAAATACATCCGACTCCCCCCCGACTCACCAGTAACCCGTAAACTCCCACCTTCCGTGCCGTTATTATCGTAGAAGTTTATTCGGCCTGTCCCATCATTTGATGCTTTGAAAGTTAATGTTGGGTCTGGGTCGGTGTAGTCGCCTATTGATATTGCCTCGGAGGTTAACCCCTCCAAAGTAATGCTATCCGCAAGTTGTGTTGAGGTGACTGTGTTGTTTGCGAGTTTTGCTCCTGTGATCGCAAGGTCAGCAATCGTTACGTTGTCGCTGACAATTGATATGGGTGCAGCTACCCCAACACTCAAAGTATCTCCACTCTTGGCTAAACCATCCCCTGCCGTGATCTGTCCAGCCCCGCTGAATTGTGTCCAAGTATGTGCAGATGTATCCGACAAAACCCAACTGCTGTTCGCCAAAGTGTCGCCTGTCTCAACGAACACATACGAACCTTCAGTCAGGTCACTCCCGTCCGCATCAGTTGCCCTTGCCCACCCGCTCGTTGCCGCAACGTAAATACCGTTCTGTGATGCGGTGCTTTGATCCTTGACCAGCACCCGATCCCCAGCCGTCAGCGCACCTGACTGATCCAGATTGCTCTGTGCCGTCAAAGCCGTCAGGTTAATGTTGCCCGTGGTTGTGACCTTTGCAGAACCCTTGTGATCCAGCCCTTGGATCGCATTGTCCACATAACTCTTGTTCACCACATGGGTTCCCGCCGTGGCTGTGCCTACATGGAACAGTTTGTCCGAATCCCGAACAGGAATTGTGTCACCTACGTTGGTGTTGGATGTGGTCGCACCGTCCAGTAGGTCAGCGTTGAGGTTGGCGACCTTGGTGGTGGAAGTGATTACTAGCGGCGCAGTATTCGTCGCTACCGTGGAGGTGATGACTTGATCCGTGGAGAAGCCTTGTCCCGCATGGTGCAACGCCTTCCAGCCTGTGCCGTTGTGGACATATAAATTCGTGTCTGCACCATAGGCCAACTGCCCAGCACTACCCGTGTAGTAACTGCCATCGTTTGGATCAGTTAAGGTTGCTGCCGGTGTTCGCAACTCCACCTTCGGCGCAATCAACTTTGCTCCTGCCTGAAACTCTAAACTGGTAAAAACTTTCTTGCTTGCCATGTCTCTATGTTAAGTAAACTTTTAGATTTAAACCCTGCTCCGAACACCTCACAATTGTTTGTGAAGTGCTGCTCTCAACCTCGGCATCGATCTCCTTGTAGACCGTGTTGCTGCCGTCCAACACACCGTGCATGATCGTCACTTGCGGTATGTATCCAAGGGCATGGGGGATCGTGAAATACGAGTTTGAACCACCCCCCGTGTTCGCCTCGTAAACTATCTTCGGGAAACCCTGCTTGTTGGCACTAGATATACCTACCGAATTTTCGGGTATGCCCAATGCTGTCGCAGTTCCCTGCGCCGTGTGGTTGGTGACATCCAGATAATGGGTTCCCTCTTGGTCATCCAGCTTGTCGGCGTTGGTTGCTGTGGTTGCCGTTGTGGCGTTGGTAGCCAGATCAGCCGTCTCTGCCTTCAGGTTGCCGCTGCTGTCCCTTTGTGGGATTGCGTTTGAGCCGGTGCCTACGTTGACCTCCTTCGGGGTGCCGTCACGTTCACCCACCAAGGTGCTACCGTGCTTGATGTCCTTTCCAATTAACCCACCAGCACCCCTGACCTCTTCCTCGGTCACCACCCCGGCTGGTGCCGTGGACGCTACCCTGAACTCCCCGTTGGGGAGCAGGGAAGCGTCACCACGAATCTTTCGTGCAACATACTTGCCGTCACGGTCGGCAATCAGGATCGAGCCTACCTTGTCACCCTTCAGCTTGGACGGGTCGATCTCAGCACTCCTCGATATGTGAGTGTTGCTGACCGCACCCTTGCTTATGTCCTTTTTGGTGATCATCAATAGGCTGCGTAAATCTTAAATTTCCACTTGGATTTATCGAGGGCAACTCCGGTGGATGAGTTTTTTCCGGCTAATTCAATACCGAAACCACTCATGCCAATTGAAATGTTTGTTGCGTCAACAGTAATGCTTATGTGTCGAGTGTTAGAGTTACTGTTACTTTCCAGAATGCTCAGTAGGTCTACCTCATCATGCTCAACAAAAGTCCCGTCACCGTTCTCGTCGGAGCAGATCAAAACAACCCTCACCAAGCTAGGCTTCACAGCAACCACAGGGTCTGCCGTGTCTTGAAACCCGTGAGAGACTTGATAGGTGGTTGAAACCGAAAGCAAACCAGACGTTCCAACGTGCTTCATCACGCTGCCAAACGTCAAAGCGTTCTCCTTGCCGTTGCTTTTTAATACTGTCCCAGCACCACCGGCAACGGTAAGTATCGGTGTTCCAAAGTTGGTTCCATCAGGGGAAGTTCCCCCGTCATATGTAGGGATTGCGCTATGGGTTTTTTCAGTTACCGGGGTTCCCCCGTTGGGACTCAGCTTACTTAAATTAATCGACCGTGTCGCAATGTGCGCCGACTTCACCCCAAGGTTCCTTAACTCATATTTGAACGATGTGTCGCCCGTGGACGAGTCGGTGTACTGACTCATGTTAATGGCACCACTCGACGAGTTGTCGAAGACCATCGCCTTCACATCGTTGCCGTCACCGACAAGGAACCCGTTCTCAGGCAGCTTCAATAGAACCGTGTCTCCCCCGTCAATGTTGTCATCCTCAGACTTGGCCTCGCCAACCAGAACATTACCCCTGCCGAGTGCCGCCAGTTTCTTATAGGTGATGGTGGTGTCTTGCAATTTACTATTACCCAAGGTGCCATCGGCTATCTTTCCCTCCGTGATAGAGAGTGCCTCAATTTCCTCGGTGCCTATAGAACCGGCAACTGCCACGGTGGGCTTCGCTGCCTGATTCAAAAGTGCCCGTGTGATGTTGCCGCTACTAAAGTCGGCATTCGGTTTGACTACAACTGATAAGCTCATTGTTTCGTATAGATTAAAGTTTCACTTGGTATGGCACCCACACTCAATGCGGTTACCTCATGTTTTCCTGTCGTGTTCTTGATTCGCAACTGCATATACCGTCCCTCACCCCTGAAGGCGTACCGGTTCTCATGGTCTGCCATCAGGTCGGGATCGAACACAGCACCCGATGCCGGGGCATTTGTAAATGCGGTTGCAAAATCATTAGCTTGGACCGTGTAGTCCTGCCTGTAAGGCTCGAAAAAATTAGTAGCATCGGTAACAGTATAATCGGCACGATCAAAAGGACGATCATACTTGGTCCGATCATATGTTTTATTAGCAACAAGGTTAACTGATTCATTTACTCCCTCAAATTCTGCATCCACCGTGAAGGTGGGATTCTGTGTCTTCATCTGCACCCTTGCAGTTCGCCATTTCTTAAAAGAAATGTCGCCTGCAAGGTAGCCCCGTGTAAGCACCTCGCTTGCAATTGCCGTCTTGGTCACAACCCCCGTGGATGCATTCGGTATATCATCCGTGTCGCTTCCATAAGCGTAATCATCGTACATGTGGAAGAACCCGTTTTTGTCGATGAAGAAAAGTCTTCTCGCCCCACCATAGGTCAACTCGGTGAAGCCTTTCATGCCGGTGATTACCGTGCTGGTATCGTAGCCTGCCCACGCTTGGTTGATGAACGAGTACACCAAAATTTTGTTCACCTCAATCGCACCCTCTGTGGGCAGGGCAAGATAAAAGTGGTTGTTGATGTACGCAGCACAGGCAACATCCTTCGCAGCCTGCCAGTTGATCGACTTGATCACCGGACCGACTGCCTCCGAAACAGGAATCTCCGCACCGGTCAACTTGGCGTTGTCGGCTAAACCAATGCTGCACAATCCACGCTTGCTCGACAGGAACCAACAATCCTTGCCAATCGATGTAATCACCTTCGGATTAATAGCACCGTAGTCCAACGTGATGGTGTCCATTACAACACTCTCCAACGCACCGTACACATTGCTGATCCGATAAACCGAATGTTCCTTGAATGCCAGAAGAGTGCCGGTGGTTTCATCCATCACCTTTAACCCAACAAGGGAGTCTGAGGTGCCCGTGTTAATGCGAAATTCAGAAAGGATACTTTGATACCGAGTCGGATTGAGGAAGTCTGAAACTATGACCTCGTCCTTGGTTATGGGGATGAACATCCTGTTCTGATAAAAGACACCAGTCTTCGCATTCGGAATGCTCTCGGTGCCATCACCAGCCTCATTCTCCTCAAGGTCGGTGTCAGTCTCCTTCTGCTCCACCGACTCCAAGCCGGTGACCATGTTGCGAAGGATCAACGGTCGCTTGTCGAAGCCCCGAAACACCAGCACCTCATGGAATGCCTGAACAAACTCAACCGACTCTTCAAAGGCTTCACCGTCTGGCAGCGGGATCGTGGAGAAGTAACTGTTCTCAGATGCCCCGTAAAGGCCCGTAGCGGTAGCCACAAGGACAGTTTCGTTGCCGTTGGGGTCATTAAACGTCCCAACCCCGTAAATCGTCCCTAGACCGTAAACCTTGTGACCCGTGACTTCCTCCCAATTGGTGCCGTCAATCGATCCACCGTTCAATGGAGGCTTGATCTCGTCGTTGGCATTGGCCTTGCGCTGAAACACCGGTCCTATGTCGGGGTTCGATGCCGGTCCGGTTGTGGTGGTGAGGACAACTGATGCAGGCTCGGTCAGGGTGACGCTATCAACCTCACCAGCCCAATGCTCGTTCGCCTGAATCTTAATCTTGGAATAATCATTACCACCTGATGTAATAATCTGGCTAACGGTTTTAGGGAAAGGCCCGTCAGTAATCCTAATTGGATTACCGAAGCCGGTGTTGCCTATAAATATCTTTAACTCACCATACCCCTTTGTTTCGATATCCAACTTGTTGAGGTGGACCGTTCCTTTGATTGTTCCCAACCCCGACCCCGTGTTGTCAGTCGTTATAAAAGACGCACGGTTGTCAAAGTATAAAGCCTTCCCCACGATGATTGCATTGCCGCTGGGGTCGTTGTGAGTTTCGTGTAAAGTTTCGACAGTTAACGTCTGTTCTTGGTAGCCGGTTAGCCCGTCAGTCAAGTTGCCAACCGACAACACCCCAACCATTTTTACGTCACCCGCTGCCGCCGCCGCAGAGAGAACAAACTTTGCTGAAATTGTTGTATCATTAAACCAAAACAGTACAGCACCTGAAGCAAGGTCAGCGGACAATGCCTCCACCTCGAAAGGGCTGGACACCAAATCGCTAAACGTCCCTGTGTAGCTGGGACCTGATGTAACCACCTGAACCGACATGCCGTAGCCGGTTGTGACCCCATCGGTGGTGGTTCCCTTTATGGTGACGGCAGGGATCATGGACTTGATGTCTATATTCACCCCGTACTGAGTGTCATCGGATGCAGACACATCCTGAACCAAGTTGGTCACGGACCCTGATGGCTCGGCTATCTTCGCAGCGTTGCCAGTTATACTCCACGCACCACCCGTGTTGGCTGGTGTCTGGTTGTCGTCCAATTCCCAAGGTGTCGTGCTTGTGCTTAATGTGGTCTGGTCAGCAAAGTTGGCATCAGAAACCGCATTGGCTACGTTACTTAAAACAAGGTTGGTCCCTTCCTCATCGTCAACTAGGGCACCCCTTGTAAGGTTGCCCGATAACGAGGTTGCCCCCGAAGAGGCAGAAGATGTTAATGTGAAAAGCCCACCATTAGTGAAAGATATAACATCCCCTGAACCTAATACGCCTCCAGTTGCATCAACTGTAACAGTTATGCCATCAGCAATAGCGTAACCTGAAGAGTTGTTGACGGTGACGACCCTTATGCTGCCGCCCTTCTTGCCCGAAAACAAAACCTTCTCGCCTGCGGCATACGCTTTGTTTTCATAGACCTCGACGGTGGACCAATCCAGACACTTGGTGCCGGGACGGGTCCTGATCCTGCCCTTGGCAAAACGAATGTTGTCGGCAAGCGCAACATGCGCCGGTGGAACCTGTGACGGTTCCACGTTCATGTTCACCCCCAAGAAGGCAGCGTCACCGTCAGATAGTGGATCAGGTACCGGCATTACTTACTCCTTATTATGTGGTTCAACCTCGCTACCTCCCTCAATGCTGATCGAGTGAACTCCGGGGCTTGTTGTGCCGCTACCGGAAACTGGGGGTGACCTGTCAACATCGAAACTCCATTGAGTTCCTGATACTCGACTGTCTTGCATCCCACTCCTAGCATTAGCAATGGCAGCATCAATATGATCCAGTTCCTCTTCATACTTTGTGTTCGCACGGTGCAACTTTATCCCTTCGGCTATATGCAAAAAAAGCCGTTCCAACGAGGGAACGGCTCGCAGTATAGCTAACAACCAGCCAAGCCCCATTATCAGTCTGCCTTGTCTTTGACTATAGCGTGTTTCAAGAACACGCTGAGACATGATGTCACCACCACTTGAAGCATAACACCTAGCCCGACCTCGCCCAAAAAATAGGCAGACACCGTTCCGAGAATGGCTGTCGCCGCTCCCCACACCGTTTTTGATTTAAGCATAATTATTTTCTTTTACTATAAAGGTCATACGTTTTCTTCGCCACATATAAAAGGGATAAAAAACTGATCAAAAGTTTTAAGACTACGTCTATGTCCAAAAGCATGTTGCCTGTTCCAAGTCCGGTTGCCCCAATAACCTTGATCAGTTCTAGGTCCCACTTCATTTGTCCTTCTTCGGAGGGACAACTTCAACAGGAGTTGTTCCATCACACTTGTCGCAACCCTCGATCTGCTCCAGCAAATCCTTGGCTGCGTTGGTTACGGCATCATGTTGCGGTCGGGAAAGGCTCGCCTGACCTGCCGCAATGTATAGCGTGTCTAACGCCTGCTTCGCTTTTTCTGTGTCCATAGTTTTTTAAGATGCCTCCCACAAGCAAATTATTTAAACGGCACATACCGGACGTTGGCGTTGTTTGCCGTGCATGGTCCCGTATAGTTGTCGATTGTATAAGACGTTCCCGCAGCCAACTTAATGTCGAAAATAGACGCTGTCGCTGCCGTGTCGCTAAAGTTCACATAAACATCCCCTGTCTGAGAGGTGATGATCAGTTTTTTCCTGCGGTCATCTGCCGCTAGACCTGCGGTTTCCACCGCCGCTGGAGTCCCTAATGATGCTAGTTGTACGTTCATAGATTCTTAATAGGTAAACATGTTGACCGATCTAATCTGACCGGCTTGCCGATAAACCTTGTCGGCTTCAAGTTGTAAAAGTGATTCTGCGTTCGCATCCTCGATCATCGCCTGCTCCACCTGACCATTCGCTTTCAGGTAGTCAGCGAATACCGACCGGATGAGGTAGCCTTGAAATATCTTCGGGATAGCAGTTTGTGAGTCAATGTCGCCTGTCGAGTCTTGTGTAATCGACGGTTTAGATATACGATACTCAACGTAAACAGGAGTAGTGCTACTCCGTAAAATGATCCTTCTGTTGGTTCCATCGTGTCCGTACTTCCAAGCTATTGGTGCTGTCTGCGTGGTCGCTTCGGGGTTTTTGTCATAAACATCCAACACCTCCCCGTAGGTGTCGGGCAAATTGTAAAAATAAGGGGCAGCATTGCTTGTCTGGCTAACCGTTGCTGATGCTATGCGGATCAACTCAGGCCAATACTCGGAGTCCCATGCCATTCCCAGCCTGTGGTCCGACAGGTCCCGTACTGCCTTGAAGAAGTGGCTAGGCAACGCATCCCGGTCAAGACCGGCAAGTTGCGCCACGCCACTAACTACATTCGCAAAGGATAGCTGGATCACAGATTAAAAGTTTTGGAGTATTTTTTGGTGTATCCATACTTCGGTTTTGCCGGTTTACAGATAACGGTTGCGGAAGGGTTGTCCCGCCCATACTCCTTGATAAATTGTTCGTTGCCCCAACACTCGTAACCGAGTCGCTGCCCCCAATAATGATACGAGGTGGGGTCCACCCTTAACCGGTGAACACCCACCCCGTCGATATGCTTTGACTCATGCTTGATCTTTGCCTCTTGGAGTTTCTTGCGGGTATTAATCTCCGCTTGAACTGCCTGCATTCTCCAGCCAGTTTTCAACTCCTTGACAACGTCCCGTGCTAAATCGGGATCGTTGTTGAACAAGGATTCAGCAACGTCAGTCTCCAACATTAAGCTGAGAAGGCAATTTGACCCGAAGAAAGCGGGTTCTTATGCGCCATTCCTGCAATGGTGGTGATAATCCTACCCTCGCCTGCGCCATTGTTTGTCATGGGCTTGACGTTGGTCGTCATATTGTATTTCAACTCCAACAGGTCCATCGGCAGGATCATGCCGTAACCGGCAGAGTTGTCCTGATCCTCGGTGATGGAACCACTAGTCGTGTCAACCTGATTGCTCTTTTCAAGGAAGTTGGAAACGTGCAAACGCAACGTGCCAAAATCTCCGGTGAAAATATCGATAGTCGATACGAACGCACGGTCTGCTTGCTCCTTGTTTAAGGTGCGAATGCGAACCGCAGGGTGTGTTGCCGAGTCGCCTGACTCATCAACATTAGTTTCCGCAAAACCCGTGAAGGCACGTTTGACCTGCGGATCGCAAATCAGATCGTAATCACGAACAACTCCCGTTTCGGAATAGATGCTCTCAAGAACATCCTGCACAGCATCGGCAGAAAACGCAGCCTTTGTCGTGTTGGACGTTGAACCGTCTTTGGTTTGAAACGCACCCGGAACCACACACGGACAAGCCGCATTAGTATCGGCTGAATTAACCACCTTGGTTTGACCTGTAGGTGCCAACCAACTCTGCAACGCCTTGGTTTGGAAGGCAGAGTTTAGGTCGCCATCCTGTGCATCGTTTTTGGAACTCAGCGTCTTCTCAATGTCACGCTTTTGCGTGAGGATGAGGCGACTCACCATGTGTGCCAACTCATTGCGAACACCGGCAGCATTTGCCACGGTGTCTGTGAGCAACGAGATGCGCCCTGACCTACGGAATATCTGAACATTGTTCTTCAGCACCTTGCGGCTTGCCGAAGTGTCAGTCAGATCATTGTTTGAGTTCGTCCCTGCGTTGCTGTTTCCGGTGGGATCAACCAACGTGGTTGAAACATCCGTTCCATCAATCGCCCCGCTTGTTACGTTTGCCACATGCCCATCGGCTTGCCAATGGAATGTCGTTGCTCCAGCCGCACGACCCTTGGGGATCATGGACGTTATTGGAGTGCTTTTTGCGTCTACGACTGCCAGCAAATCGCTGAGGTCTTCGTGGACTGCGGGTCCCGCACCGGGGCTGTTACCTGTATAAGCATTTTCTACTACACCTGCCATAATATTTTGATTCTCCTATTTACGGACTATACATAGTCCATCATTACTTCTGCTAAATCGGATTCTTGTCCAGATTTGAGAAAGCGATTCTTGCTTGCGGTAACCTTTGCGGCAGTCGGTGTAGTGGTTGTCCGGTCAGCACTAGGTGCCGCCGGTTGCTTTGGTGCCTTGGGCTTTGCCTTGGCTTTGACTTGGGTTTCAGATTTAGGTGTTTCTTTGGACATCCTTAACGCCCTTCCCACTAACATATCCCCTAAAAGGATTTTGTAATCCGGTAACGCTTTGACCTGCGGAAACGCCTTTAAAGCCTGATTGAACAACGAATATTCGTTGCTCCCCCGATCATCGATCCAAGGGTATGCCTTCGCCGCTTCCGGTTCCCAGTAGGCCGAAGCCTCTACAAACCTTTCACGTTCAGGCAAATGTGTGTCCAACGCCTCTTCAGCATTCTCAAGTATGTCCTCAATTTGATCTGAGTCATACTCCACTTCTCCATTCTTGCCGTTGATAACCGCACCGTCCCGATTCTTTCGGCACCATCGTCGCAAGTCTTTCGCCTTTTGCCTTTCAGC